ATGACCTATTTCGCACAGGAATTTGTCACAAGATTGGACACAAAGAAAATGTTTGTGACAATCAAGACTAAATTCGTCCTAAGGGATTACATCAACCAAGAGGGTAAAAGCCCCCTCTACCTGTTCATTTCTTCACCAGGCGACAGGAAAAGGCCTAAAACCGACCTGGAATTCTTTCCAGAAGATTGGGACCCCATTACCCAGCGTTTAAAGCCCAAGGCCTACAACTCTGAGACTTATAATCAAGTTTTAGATAACATCGAGGCCAAGATTGCCAAAATCAAAACCATTTACTTACTGAACGAAAAACCACTCACTGCTTCCAAACTCGAATATGAGTTGAAGAACACCACGGACCGTGTCGACTTTAAGGTATTCTTCAGAAAGCAGATGGAGGCTGAAAAGAAAATGTATTCAATGCGCTATTACAAACGCATGATGGTCGTACTTAACAAAGTGGAGGATTACCCAGGGGAAATCCTTTTCTCCGATATTACTCCGGACTTTGAAAACAAGTTCAGGGTGTACCTGGCCGATATGGGAAATTCAAAAACCACGATAAATTCAAACCTTTCCGTACTCAAAAAGTTCCTCATTAAGGCCCAAAAGTCCGGAATAAAATTTCCCTTGGACGCCTTGGACGTCAAAGTAGGCAAAACACATGGCAACCGAATCGACCTTAAACCAAAGGAACTGGAGAAATTTTACAATTTCTATTTCTCCGAATTCATTTCCGAGGAATGGAGCCTTGTATTGGGTTACTTTCTTTTCTCCTGTTTTACCAGCATTCGTTGGGGCAATATCATGGAGCAGAACCGGGAGCAATTGTTAAGCCAACGAATGATTCGCTTTTACGTTTCCAAATCGGAGAAGCTACAATCAATCGTAATCAACGATAAAGCCTATAAAGTCATCCAACACAATCCGAAGCTTTTCGTAGAAGAGCTTACCGATGTCCATGTAAATCGGGAAATAAAGAAAATTGCCCAGCTTCTGGGCTACAAATCAAAAATCAGTTTTCACGTGGCCAGGCATACGTTCGCGACCAATTTTATCCGCATGGGCGGGAGTGTCATAAAATTAAAGACCATCATGGGTCATTCCAAAATTGAAACCACTATGATATATGTCCACATTGTTGAACAGGAGGCCAATGAAGATATGGCCTTAATGGATAAATTATTTTAAGCTCTCCATTTCCAGTTCCACTTCAAAGAAGGGTCTTCCCGGAACGTTCGTTTTGTTGAGGACCCTTATGAGGTGGTAATTATTGTACATGAACACATGGGACTTGCCGGTTATTTCCCGCGCCAATAACTCATGGGCCCTAAACCTGGTCACAAATCCTTGGGAACGCAAGCGAAAATCCAACCATTTGGACCAATGGGCCGCATAAATCTCGGGCATTTGAATAGTTATATTGTCCTCGGCCACGTTCAGCTGTGCCGGTTGCCCTTCGTACAAGATAAAACACATTTTTGACTTACCATCATCCACTGCCAAGGCCGTGGTTACATCGTTCCGAAAAACATTGGGCAAGGGTATGGCATCGATTACGATTTCATTCGTCTTTTCATTGGTTGAAAATCCATCGGTCTGAACGCCCTCGATATCCACATAGACACTTTGAAGTTGTAGGTTCTCATCGTCCACATCGGCAAATTTCAACAAAAAGGAATCGCCTTGGGAAAACCTTCGCCTTGGTGTTTTCTGGTTGAAACCACTCAAATCAATGGCATCTGTCACGCTCAATTGGGGTTCTATGTAGTTCATAAAGATATCCTTCCCGTCAAGTGCGATATCCATATTCTTCCAGTTTTTAATGCACTTCACCAAATCCCCAAAGGTTACGTCCGGAACACATTTGGTAAGATCCAGTTTTTGTGTAGTGATTATCGGAGGAATCAAAGCCCCATTTTCATAAATGGCCAATGGCGTAATCGTCAAATCCACCAATGGCTGTTGATTGTCCACCACATCGTTCACCATTCCATAGGAAATCTGATTCGATTCGATACGCAATACATCGTTGATGTTTTCAACATCCACAATGATGTCAACGGTTCTGATAACACTACTGAATCCGGAGCGCAATAAGCCTTCGTAGCGTCTCCAAACTTGATTTCCCTTGAACAAAACTTTGGCCTCCGCCTCGGAGTTTTCCCGGCGCAAATAAATATTACCGGCAACTTTATAGCGACCGACCTTAGGGAAGGTATAATCGAATCCGTACCGACCCAAAGTAGTCGTAATACTGCCCAAGCTTAAAAACCCGAACGTATACCGTTGCCTATATTGCTCGATGAATTCATCCGTTTGATAAACAATCTCCTCCCCTTCAATCCTGGCATTTACATACTCCTCGGTTTCCTTGTAAAACAACAATTTCAAAATATCCGGGTCGGTAAGGATATCACCCTTTAGATTGAAACCGGCATCCTGAAAACCGGCCTTGAGCACATGCAACAAATACGGCATAGGAATCATGATGTTCCTATTATAGGTCAGGTTATCGTTCACGTCGAACTCATTGACCAAAAAGGCACCATTCTTATAATTGTTGATGATACGCTCAAATCCCAGCCAACGGTCTTCCTCCGGGTCAAAGCTATCCGTATGGACCTGGACAAAGTTGTAATTGACCGCAGGATAGGTCTTATCGATAATATCCTCCGCATGGTCAAAAAGGGATTCGGGCAAATCGTTCTTTTCCAAGGGAAGCTCGCTCAGTTTCTTGTCGAAATTGGGCAGTTCCTCAAAGCCGTAGCTGATTTCCACCGATGCGATATGGTCCAAGGTTTCCAGGATTTCGAGCTCCGCCTCGTGATGGGTGCCATCGATAAACAAATAGCCTTTGTAAAAAGTTCTGGGCGATTCCACATTGAAATCCTTGATCGCACCAAAGGCCGTGCTGATTTCGTCCGTCAGCTTAATCTCGAAAGGAAAGGTGTACTTCGTAAAAAACGTATCGCTGAACCAGGTATTTTCCTCTATCCTGTTAATCTGATAGCTGGACAGGTCCAGTTCAAAATCATCGTGGATAAACTTTTGCATCGTTCTCTGGGTTGATTAAAAATTCTACCGTGTAAGCATAGGTCGCCTTATTGGAATCGTAGTTCGTCATTTTCTTGCTCTGTGGTACCAAGGGTATTTTGTAATCCGTATTGGGAAGAAAAAGCCATGCCCTTGGGGAGCGCATCAAACTGTCCAACAATACATGGTTGTCCCTAAGCAGCCAACCGGTATTCGCCTTCAATGGCTGGGCTTTGTTCGTCTCCAGTATCTCCTTGATGTTTACCAAATTTTGATAGACCGAATTTTCGATTCGTTCATATTCGCTATCGATGCTATAATCACCGGTAAATTCCAAAAGCTCCAATTGCTCATGTTCGGTGACCCAAGCCAAATGATAGGACTGTTTATTTTCCGGAAAGACATAGAACTTGCGCTCATGATAGCCCCCGTTACCGTCCGATATTTTAACGAATACCAGGTCGCCAGGCTTATTGTCCTTAAAACTTACTATCATCCCGAACATGGAATTTTGGACGGTATCATGCTGCACCGTACTTTTTAAAACACCGTTTACATGGATTTCTATGGTGTGTACGCCCGATCGTTTTATAAAATTGACGATGCCGTAACTATTGGGCGTTACCCGTACAGGATGCTCACTGAACATGGTGCCCACATCATCGCCAAAACCTTCAGGTTTGGTTCCCTTCACGAATAATAGATTGTTCAACTCATAAGTATTCACTACCGCATCGTTACTATAGGCGCGTTGCTCCATAACAATATCCAGCTTGGCAGGTAGATGGTAGGCAAACGGCCTATTCACCCTACTTTGCAAGTCGGTAGGTATAAATTGGCCAATATTCTTCAGGGAATCCATGAGCGAATCCACAAACTCGCCCGGGTGAAAACTTGCCTTGCCGTTGAAAATGGGAAAATGCTCCGGGTATTCCCTATTTTGTAGCACGCCATTAAAATTATAGGTCGATGCCTTTAAAACGGCCCTAAGATAGGACCCGACGACCCGAGTCGCCAAGTTCACATAAATCTGGTCCTTGGTAAAATTGATTTTGCCAGGCAACAGTTCCGTAAACGAATTTGCCTTGACCACATAGGTAACGGGCACGGTTACCGTACCCTCGGCGGACGTCAGAACGATTTCACCCGTATAGGTACCAGGGGCAAAGTTGACGGAATCCGAAGGATCAACCGTACCCGAAAAGGTATTGCCCAAATCACCGTTGACCGTCAACCATGCCGGAACCTCGTAGGTATATGGCAATGGGCTAACGATACGGATTGCCTGGGGAGCCGCTTCCTCCACCCCAATCGTCGCCTCAAAATTGAAGCTCGTGGGCGTTACCCGTATCTCGTTCGTAGGCGCTACCGATACCTTGACAGGCACGACAATACTTCCTCCGGAATAATTGATGGTAATCGCATGATCATAGAAACCTTCCCCAGCATCCTCTACGGACCTGTTCAAGTATATCTGAAAGGTACGCGGTCCGCTGGTACGCTTGATGTTGAATTGCTTGGTACTTTCATCCGTAAGATTGGCACCCGATATCGTGAAAATTTTGGAATACGTAATCGTATAAGAACCAAATACACTCACGAACAAATTCTGGGGCTGGGGCATGGCCTCGCCAATGGTATGGATATATTCCAACAAAACGGGATCCGTATATTCATCGTTCGCGCCGGTTACATTTACGGTAATAGGAAACTCGATGGTTTCCATAACGCCACGGCTACCCGTCCTTGAGTCCAGCCCAGTAACCTCAAAGGTGATGGAGCTCGAATATTGACCGGCGTCCAACAAACTGAAATTGATGAACTCGATGACGGTTGAAAGCTTCAAGGGATTTCCGTCCAATTCATACACCGTTCCACCGCCCAAGGTCGCAGAAAAGAAATCGGCCAAGAGACCATTTCCGGTTCCCCTATTACTGATCACTTCTACCTCATAATCCGAAAAGAAGCGATATTCTGAAGAAGCCGCATAATTCCGAATCCGAGTCTTTAAATCAACATCTGCCGGAACCGCCGTGCCCTGTGTCCAATCAAGATTAATGGAAGCCACACCAAAGCCCCATCCCTGTTGATACAATACGCTTCCATTGTAGCCAGTAGCCCCACCTGGATTGAATATTTGGTTCGGGTCCATTTGAAGCGGAGCTTCATCGCCCGTAAAAGTTCCTGCGGTACAATAATTCTTCAAACCTGCGGGAATCGTATTCCGCAATTGCAGCACCACATTGTTGAAAGCAGTAACCTGCAAGGCCGTAGCAGTACGCCATATTTCCAACAATACATCATTGGGCAGAGTTACCTGGATGCGGTCTTCATAGGCCACGGCCCGCTTCACATTAATAATATTGGCGATAGAACCCGCCAAGAAGGCATAGATAGCGCTATTGGATGTTATAAAAGTTATCTGACGGATAAACCGATAATCCGTAGCATACTGGAAGTAATCCGCAGCGCATCCGGAGAGGGCAAAATCAGCGTTTACCGTATTGACGGTAAACTGCACCTGAAGGGCCTCGACAATCTTGTTACAGGCCGTATTGGCCGTATTGTCTAAGAAAATAGTATTGTTAAATGCGTTGTAGGGCATTAGCGTCTGTTTTTAGCTCTTAAATTTTCGTAATCCTGTATATCCTCCCGTAGATCTTTGGCCACCTGAAGGGATCGTTTTAGATAGGCTTGAACCCCCTCGCGATCCAGTTTCTCCAAAAGGGCATTCGTTCTTTGTAAGGTTGCCATCATCATCAGCCTTTCCTCAGTCGATGAACTATCTGAGAACTCCGGTGCCTTGGTCTGGGTTTGGTAGTACCCACTCTCATAACCCTTTACCCTGGCAATCTCACGGTAGAGGCTGTTTTTAAATTCTGGATTGAACTGCTTAAAGGCCTTGCCGTCAATGATCATTTCCGGAAAGTCCTTACCGCCCTCCCCTGCCAAAAAGTATTTGGGTTTGTCCACCAACTGGGTCGATGGCCTGCCCCCATAGCTGGCATTGAAGACACGGCCATCCTGTTCCCTTTGAATGGGCATGTTGCCATAATAGCCCATTTCAAAACCTTTGGCAGGCAAAGGTGTTTTTCGAATGGCGTTAATCTGAAGTTGGCCCAATGTTCCCATAAGTACGGCCGCAATGGTACCACCGATCGGGCCCAGCTGGGCATATGCCTGCATGATAGCCACCGCAGTATTGATAAGTACGTTTGAAATACCCTGTACCTTGTCACTCTTGGACTGTTGGTATTCCAACTCCCATTTCTTTTGGGCCGTTTCCGCCTCAATAGACCTTACCGCTTCATCATGCTGGCGTTGGTTGATCAAACCGTTATTCAGGTTGTCTTCAACCATCCTACGCTTACGGTCCTGTAGCTTTTCAAAGTTCTCAAACTCTGCCCTATTCTTGCGCATCGTAAACTCGGTGAACTTACCATAGGCATTACTTAAAGCTGCTACCACTACAAGTGCAGCGTTCATTTTTTGCTCTACGGTATCCAAGTTTTCAAAGGTCGCTTCCCATTGATCAGGCGTAAAACCGAACAAATCGGCCGAACCAAAAGTACCTTCGGTTGCAGAAGGTTGGTCTTCATCCGGACTGGCACCCGTACCTAAGGCCGATTTAGCAACACCTATTTCACTTAACTTGAGAATGAGTTCATCAGCAAGCGAATTGAAGGTGGCCAATTGTTCCGGAGAAAGTAATTCCAGATTGATACCTTCAAAATACCCGGAGTTTTGAATTTCATCCAACATACGGAGAAGCTCCTGCAAGTGCGCTTCCTCCCTTTCCAGTTCTTTCGCATTGAATTCCTCCTGAAGCTTCTCCTTGGCTTTTTCATTATTGCCCAAACTGGCAAGCTCCTGATTGTGCCATAAAAGGCGTTGGGCCTTTTCCTTTTCGTAACCTTCCCCATATTTGGTAAAGCGCTCCGTGAGGCCCTTCTCAATGATGGTACCAATCTTCAGTTGGTTGATTTCCTCCTGGATCTGAATCTGCTTGTTGATCTCCGCATTGATTTCCGTAGCATTCGCAATACCGGTCACCTTTTGACTTTGCAGGTCCTGAATCTTGCGTTCATGGGCCACTCGCTGAATCTCCAGTTCCTTTCGGTAACTGTCCGACAACAATTCCAAACGCGCATCTTCCGTTGCCCTGGTAAAATCCAACAGGGATTTTTGACGGGCCGCTGCACCGCCAGTGGCCCCACCCGTAGGAACTTTGAATCCACCACCTCCAGAACCTCCTGTAGATGTACCCGTAGTTGTGGGAGGAGGCGTAGGCGTTTCACTGGCAAACAACAAATCGATATCGGATTCCGAATAATTGAGCTCCTTCAATTGTTTCAACAGGTCCAGCCTACGTTTGTCCTGTTCCTCTATTTTTCTATTAAGGTTATATAACTCCGTTCTTTTACTGACCGACAATTTGATAATTTCCTGAGTCTCCTTATCGTAGAACGCACCCGGATTATTCTGCTGAAACGCCCTTTGGGCACGTCTTGAGGAATCATCGGCAGCATTTGCCTGGGAAGTTGCTTCTGGCAAAAGTCGCTCCAAGCGTTCCTTTTCCTCCTGAGCTCCTTTTAGTCGGGATGCCAAAGTAGCTGCCTCTTCATCAGCAGCCAAACGTTTCAATTTTATTTGATCCCTAACCGCCTGCGTATTCAATTTTAGGGCACCGGTTTCCTTATCAATAGCCACAACGGAATCCCCCAATGAATTTTGAAGCTGTAGGGTGATGCCGTCCAACCGTAATTTCTCATCGGCCGTTGGAATTACACCATCCTTATACAAGGCTTCATATTCTTCCAAAAGCTCCGCACTGCTATTGGCCAAATTCCTATTGGCACGTGCATTTTCAAATATCGTTTTGCTTTCCTTTTCAAAGGCTTCATTAAGGTCATCAGCTACTCCCACCAAATCGGCCAAGCCCATTATTATACCTTTGATTCCGCTTACTATTGGCCCGTTTACAAAAATTCCCCTGAAGTATTTCTGGAGCTTGTCCAACGTGGCAGCGAAATTATTGTTTTTGATGTTGTACTCGTTGATCAAGCTTGTCCCCTCTTCCATGGAACGGTTACTAATCTCCATCAATTGACCAAAACGCTCCGTATTGTTAGATAGCGCTCCCAATACCTTATTGGCACCATCTGCAGAAACGCCTAAATACTGTAAGGTATTGGCGGTATCCGTGGCATTCATGCCCTGCAAGCCTTTGGCAAACTTGATAAGGAACTCCAATGGATTCTTATTGATAAGATCTTGGACCTCCTTATTTGTAATGCCCATGACTTCCGCAAACTTGGCCGATTCCTCGGCGGCTTGGGTCAAAAGAATCGAGTAGGCCCGACCGGCAATCTCTGCCTGAATGCCGTTTTCCTCAAAGGCGGCACCCAAGGCCAGGGCGTCACTTATTGAAGGCTTGAGCGCATCCGGAAGCGAACCGACACGGGTTGCGAAATTGGCGATGTTTATCTCAGTGGCCACACCTTGGGCGCCAAGGTCATTAATGGCGGAACCGATGGCATTGTAAGCCTGGTCCACGCTCTGGTCCTTGGTCTCCTTAAAAAGCAATTTTAATTTACCAAGTTTGCTAGCGGTTTCCTCAACACCCCCAGGAAAAGAATCCCCTAGAGCTACCACCGCTTTGTCCATAACAGCTACAAAGTCCGCAATCTCTTCTTTAGCAATACCGATACGACCTCCCTCCTCAGCAATCTTCAATAAATCTATCCTATTGGTACGTGTCTGCAGCAACCCAAAGGATTTGGCCATATCCTCCACCTCCTTTTTGGTAAGTCCGGTGGTCTTCTGAACATCAGCCACGGCATCCGAAAGTTTCCCATTAAAGTCAATCAGCTTTTGAACGGAGAAAATTACACCTGTAACCGTGGCAATTACGGATGCACCTAGTGCTGCATATTTGTTAAAGCCATCGGCCAAAGAACTCAAACCAAACTTGGAAGTCCTCCCTTGGGTTCTTAATATACCCAGCTGAGCATTGACGGCCTTTAGGTCGTTTTGAAATCGTTTATACTCCGCAGATCCCGGAACCATATTGTTGAATTGAAGGCGCAGTTCAGATGCGCGCTTTTTCAATTGATTCATGGTAAGCCCTGTAATCCCTATCTGCTTTTGAAGCTCAGACATACGGACCTTATTCAGTTTAAGGACCGTATTGTTTTCCTTGATTTCTTGGGTGATGCGTTTGTACTCCTCACTTTCCTTTTTTCCTTGGGCAAATAGGCGCACCTTTTCCTGGCGCAGTTCCTTATTACGTTGGGTAAGATCCCGTGTGGATTTCTCCAGGTCGTAGAGCTCCTTCTGTGCGCGGTCACCATTGACAATAATGGAAAAGCGCATTTCCTCATCTACGATTCTTTTGGCCATGGACTTGAAGTTTGCCCAATATTAGCCAAATGCAATTGCTAGGGATGTAACATGAAAGAATCTAAGCTACTTCAAAAAAATCCGAGAATTCGTGGGTAGCATATACGTCGTCATCCTCCAAAGTGAGAATATTTCCCGACCTTTTCCATAACGAACCCCGATCAACGGCAACGCCTTCTTTACTAACAATATCGATAGTATTTCTAAACCAAACCTTCATAAGGTACAACGGCGGAAGGCGCTGTCAGGTTACACAAGCATTAAATGCGAAGTTATAGACCCCCGGCCCTTACGGGTTACGGACGCCTTCCGGAAAACTCAGTTTAAAAAATTGCTTGTGTAATTCGACAGTGCGAATATAGGAAAGATTTAATTTTAATCCTTAATTCTACCAATCATCGTTCAGGATTTCCTTTTTCTTCTTTTGTGCATATATACCGATATCAACGAAAAGTGCTTGTGCATGCTCATCTATAGCTCCCTGAAGATGCGTCCAGACCTCATTATGATATTTTTTGGACATTCCCTTAGTAGCGTAAACTTCAGCGTTCGTTACCAAACCTAAACCACACGGGGTAGTATGAATAAAATCGCTCAAAACAACCCTAAATCGATTGTCCTTAAAATCTAATCGCATTTTATATTTCACACTTCCATCATAACATTGATACATGAGTCCTTTTGGATAATCATAGTTAAAACTAGTATTGGCAACTATAACTCCTGTTTCCTTTTCATCAATGTTCAAACGGTCATCATTTATTTTATAAGTATCAACTAGCCACTCCTTTAATACTCCATAAATTACATTCTTGGAAACACTATCCATTGGGATAACCTGAGATATTTCCAAAGGTTCCTGAGCCTGAGCAAATTTTACAACTAGCGTCATAAAAATAATCAGGCACCAAAAAATGATACCATGCCTATCATTGTCTTTCATATTTAATCCCTTTGCGTAAATCTAAATAATATTTCCCGTTGGTCATAACCGGCAATCCCAGAAAGCAACAACGCTAACTTATTGGTCAGCTGTAAAATTTCAACTCTTTTCTGATGATCATCCGCTTCCGGACTTTCCATAAAGGCATTGACCAAGTGCTGCAGGTTTTGCAAATGGTTTTCCATTTTGTCCATGCTCAAGAGGTCCACAGCCCATTTGGCAAGTTCGTTCTTAAATTTATTGGGATTTTTAAAGGTTTCCTCAACCCCTTCAACCAATCTGGCAAAATCCGCATCATCCAATTTTCCATCCCGGTGCAGTTCCTCTGCCACCTCCAATACCAATGCCAATTTATGTAGTCCCTTCATTCCTTAATATTTTAGATTTTGCCACTTCTATTTTATCCTGAACACGTTTGATCAATAACCAACGCAGCAAGAAAATTGCGGAGGCCACCAAAACCGTGGTTCCGACTACATATACTTGCAGATACGAGTCATCAACCATTTGATAGTCCAAGAATATCCAATACAGCTGTAGCATATAACAGTAAATAGGCACTATATACATGATGGTCCGTGGCCTAAGTATAGACCCGAAAATTATAAGTACCGGCGATATGGTCTGGGATAAAAACCATACATAGGTCTGCCAATCCATTCCCACTTTTTCCCAACGTTCAGGCACATTCAATGACATATTTATAAATGCCATAGCCTTATCCGAATAGAGTACAAACCCGGATAAGGCTATTAGGGCATTTCCAATTAGGGAAGCCAGAAACGAATGCTTAACCGTTCCCGCCCCCAGAACCAGGTCTTTTAATCTTGGAGCCGTCCACGGACTGGATTTGGTTGAGTTCCTCATAATCTTTGTTCGAATCTTCTTCTGTACACGCGGATAACACTGCCAATAGTCCTAAAGCAAATACCACTTTTTTCATTTGGATAAATTTTAAGGTTTACATCTCTTAAAATAACCCAAACGAAGTCATGCGTGAGCCGGGGGAGCTTTCACTTATTAAAAAGTTATTCAAGCAAAGATATCCGCGGGGGTGAAAAAAGCAAGAAGGAAAACCTTATAAAAATGGAGGACATTTTGATATTCGGATAAAATATTCAAAACTTTCGATGAAGTAATTCCTTTTTGTAGGAATTTTAACACTAATCCAAGCCCCGCATGATTTCCCTGGTCTCCTCAGTGAAACCAAAACGCAACCTGCGAACGATATTATTCGCATGGCCGTACAAGATTCGGTTATGAATGGGATAGTTTTTCTTTTTGATAATACCGTCTGGGGTACGGCGGCGCTTCATATCAATGAAACGATGCTTCATGAGGTGATCAAAGGCCAAAACGGTGTCCGTTACGTCAATCTTACGTTGGGCAAAGAGCTCACGGCTCTTAAAACCGGACCGCGACATCCTTTTGGTCTGTTCCTTACGAATGTCCTCGCCCTCTTCCTGAAGCACTGTGCGTATGAACCTACGCTCCAATATTAGATTGTCCCGGCTATTGTTCCGTTTCTCCAGCAAGGCCATGATTACTAAATATCGAGATTATTGGTAATTATTTTTCCCTTGGCCATACGTACCGCCTTGGAAATCTCTTTGCTTGCAATTTTAACAGCATCGGCCTTGATTACTCCCAAATTGGATTCATCCAAATTTGTGGAAGGCCGTAAGTTTTCATTGTTTAGGTTCATTTCTAAAGGGTATTATGTCACCATCCGTCCTTACAAAATTTTCGAACTTCAAATGACCTGTTTTCCAAAGTACCTCCAGCATGGCAGCTGTAGATGTTTTTTTTCGCTCTGGATGCCGCCAATTAAACACCTGGTGTTTTGTGGCATCCAATTTTTTCATGGCTTCCTTATCATGTACCACATGATTGAAAAGCTGTACTATTTCGGCCTCTGTCATAGTTGCCTAAAGTACAACTTTATAAATCTGTACGCAAGTTAAAACTGATCATATAGCCATTTGTTCCCGCCTTTGCCCATACCGGTTGCATCTGTATGGAGCTCTCGTTCAAAAAATAAAATTTAGGACAGGTATTGGGATTGTTCTTTTCCTGGATCAAACGCTCGATAAATTTCCTACTTACCATGGCCGTTTCATGCATGACATCGATAAAGTCATCACTTGACAAATTGGAGTACTCCACTTTTTTCAAAATGAGAAAATCCAACGTATTACCCATCATTAAGGCATCGTCTCCATCGGAGTCGGACGCATAATCCGGGAGCACACCAACGAGCAAAAGATTATCGGCCACGTGCATCTGACTTACCTCCTTGGCCATTTGGGAATCATCGATAACAGGCTTTACCATATTAATTTCGGCGATATCGGCCTTACAAACGGCTAGAAACTCCCTTAAATCATTTGGTGTAAAAATCATTTCTTGTTTTTTTGAGAATCCATTTTAGCCTTATAATCCCGATCGCGTTTGGTGAGATCGTACATACGCATGAGAATTTCCCACAGATTCTCACGCTTCAATTCATTGATACTGCCAAAAACCCCACTTTCCGCCAAGGTGTACAAGGTACTTTTCATTCCTATGCCAGGAATATCGCTCTTGAAATTGTCCTCTCCTTCCTCGAAAAGGATGGATAAATCCAATTCCCTCCCCTGCCAGTAAATCTTGGCGGTCGCCAAGTACTTTTGAAAGCTGGCAAACAACAAATAAAATCCATATACCTGTCCGAAATACAATTTTCTAAAAATCTTGGCCCGCCTTTCCACATCATTTTCAAAATATTGTTTTCGTCGCTGCCCTTTTTTAGGAATCAGCATGATGGGACGGTAAAGAGTGGCCATTAATCGGTATAAATATTCATCGTCACCTGTAGCATGGTATTCCGAGAACAAATGCAAGGCGTCTATATATTCCCCAAATTGCAGATTGGCAAAGTCATCACTTGGACCATAATAATTAATGAATACCGGCCTTACCTTTGGAATGGGATTATGCACGTAGTATTGCTTCAATACTTTGACCCCATTTTCCCCATCTTCAAAAAAATCATCGACCAAATTCGATAACTTGTACACATTCGCCATTTTTTCTTCCTGGACACTTGGATTCTCATTTTCGACCGGCTCCATGTTAAGCAGTTTATACACGGCATGAATCCTAAAAATCTCATAAGATAATTTTCCATGCTGCAACTGATAAATAAGCATGCTCATTTCATTGTATTGTCTTTCGTCACACTGCGAAAGGTCTTCCGGCATGTACAACTTGGTTCCGGTATGAGGGATTTCCAATGTTATCATTTTGCGAATTGTAAACTATAGTTCACAACGACCTTACATTCTTCCATGCGTTGCCTGTATTTGGCATAAACGGCATCAACGATTTCCCTTCTTAGGCTGGGTTTTATGAATTTGCTCCGGGGATTGACCTTGAATTCATCCGTAATGAATTGATAGATTTCCTTTTTTAGCGCTACCCTGGCTTTCGTGCGTTCGATTAAATTATCCTGAAGAGTGGCAGTGAGCTTGTCAATTTTACGCATCCTAAAATAGTCCTTCCATTGCTGGATCCATCGCCTAAAAAAGTCGATAATTGCTTTCATGTATTCTTGAGTTATGTAGTTACGAATGCGTCATCATCGTCAAAACCAAATGTGTAATTCGGCTCAGATGCCTCGATGGATTCCTCCACCTCTGGTGCCACACTTTCCTCTATCCTTAGCAGGAGTCTTTCCGCATCTTGCATAAATTCCTGTGCAGCCCAGGCATATTCGTTCCCCATTGGCGGTTGTTTACCTTGGGTTGTGGTCCGCTCGCCAACAAAACGCTGCAAGACACCTTCAGGGAAAAGTGTTACGGTAAGCCTGCCCTTCATGGCCCATGATAGGGCCCAATACACGCAAGCTTCCTTCACCAAAGCCAAAAGCTCCGCTTTTTGCGAAGCATCTTCTTTCAAAGCCGTCATTTCGTCTTTCCCAAGCCTAGGAAGTATCGCCATTTGTTCTGCTTGACGCAAACCCGGAGTAAGCCGTAACAAAAGATACCTACTGTTGTTTATGTCAAAAAACTCCTGAAAATCCTGAGTCTTTGAAACAAAAAGTGCATTGAGTTTTTTATACTGATCCGTGGCCTTCCAACTGGCCAGACTTTCCAGAGTGGTCAACAATTGATCCAGGGATTGATAATACATGCGTTCCATATTATCATTGTCACGATCCAAAAGCCATTCAAATGCCTGCTTCTCATGATCATCCACCCGCATACGACGACCGTTCACCGTGTGACCCACGTCATTTGAAGGAACATATCTTCTATAAGCCTCGATGCAAATAGCATCTTGAAGGGCATCTATATAGAAAATATTGGGCTCCTGATCATTCCCGGCTTCGTACATGGCCTGTATCACATCATAGGTTTCCTTTCCGATGATATCCTGAACCGTCAAAGTTGCATTGCGAATAAAGCGCTTCAAATTTTCAAACGAGGTTCCGTTATCCAAAAAACCTATATGCTCCTTTAATTCGGCATTTCCTGCATTGTTTTTATTGAAAATAAGCTTCATTCCCCTTGGTTTTTGATTCTATCCGATGGTGTGATATCCTCTTCCCTTTGTGGCGAGATGTGATAAAAACCAATCTTTACGTTCTTGTTAGGCCAATTTGCCCTCAATGCAAAGTTTATTGCCTTACATACTATCATTTCCGGTATGTCGATACCTGTCTGCAAATATTCCTTCATAGCGTAGATACGTTCAGAACCTCCATTGGAACGCCCTGATTCAGATACATTCCCTAACACATTTCCAATTCCAATCCCAGAACTTACCGCATGGTCTGCTCTTTTCGATATTTCTATCTGTGCATCGATGAAATCCTTGACCTTTTGATCAATGACTTTAATTTCCCAACCATGCTCAATTAGATTGGTCCCCTCCACCGTGAAGTCCTTGGTAGTGTGCCAAAACTTTCCGGTATTCTCCTCTCCAGATAATACTTTGGCTATTTTTTTCAAAAATGCCGACTGCCATAGTACGAAATCCTTTTCCCTAAACTTTTTGCCTTGTTTGGTGGCTTCCTCTTCCATATCCGTTTTTCTATCATCCCAGAATTTTTGAGGGGAAATCACATGATACTTAACATTGAGACTGTTTTTGGAAAGCGCTTTTAGTATTAATGGAATTGCGGTTGAACGCCTAAGCCATTCGAAGCTTCCATAAATGTCCGGAACAGTGTAGTAATCTGAACAGAAGCTGTACATATTGCTATAGTAGATAGCATTCTTATGTTCGAAGGGATTCTTAAAATCGAATATTGGATATATTTTGGGATTAAGAATAGCGTTGATCATTTCAAAATTCCAATCGGTCACCACAACGTGCGTTGGTTTAATTTCATTGGAACTTAAATCACAGGCTAACCGGGATCTATCGGGCATGCAATGCTCAAGCTTGGCTATCGATGGTTGCCCTACTCTACCCCCACGACTTCTATAAAACTTTGTGAAAACTCCTTCAATGTGATTGAAGTCCACACATGCTGCAGTAAGATAGTCTTCATAGTCCCATGATTGTAACCACTCCTGGATCTCTTTATCCTCTACCCACTCTCTAATCAGTACTTTATTTTCTATCTTTTCAATGTAAAGCTTAGGGCCTTTTCCCCATAACCATTGAGTCTTCTTCTTTACCAGTCCTGGAGCTATATAGTTCTGTTGAACTATATCTCTTATTTGCTTTGGTAGTTGATTGTCATTGCCATACGGAAATACTCTCCAGTTACCAAGATGGTATTTGTTATCAGTCCAATCAAGAGTTTGTTTATCCACACGATAAGAATCAAAACTTCTTGGATTGTCCGATACTTCAAAAGTGAATACACTTTCAGCTACTTCTACTATTGCATTATCCCCGATGTATTCTATATTCATGGTATGACAACAAATCCGTTAAACTTGGTTAGCAATGGCAGATAAAACCATTTTGGCGACCCACTTGGTTCCTCTGTATATCCAATAAGTACTTCAGCCCTTTCGGATTTATCCCTACTAAGCCCAGTCCTAAGAAGAGCCTTGTCCACCTTCTTCAATCCATCCGATTTATTTTGAGAGTAGTTACATGTAACAAACTCCATTGAAAATGGTGTGGATAACATAGTTAGTTCCCTCATCCTATTGAGGGCATCGTATGTCCTTATTGTATCCATGCAATTGCATTTTGATACAATGATACTAATAGGAATTCCCCACCCATGTAACATGAACCTTAATGTACATGGTGGGTCTATTGGAAGTGGTGTTTAAGTGCGCGATCATATTTCCCAAACCTGTTTAGATGTGCAATTGCACAAACGATTTTCAGCGGGTCGGTGTCTTGATTCATGCAAATCAATTCATAACCCCGCCTTTCGGGGTTTATTCATTGATTTTCAGAATGTAACCAAAAATTAAATTTTTCAAATCTTGGATTTTCTCCTATGAAAGGAATAATGTCTGCTTTATTTAGATAAGATCTAAACTATTAATTTTCAGTTTTTTTTATTTCTTAAAAGTTGTCTAATAGACAACCTTTTATTATCTTTAAGTATTAGTAATCAAATAGTTATACGTTATGAGTAACACAAAAACAAGCACGTCAAAGGCAGAGGAAAAAAAGGCAACCGAAAAAGTTGCAGAACAGAAACCAACCGCAAACGCTCAAAAAATGAGCACAACAAAGGTTGATGAAATTCTGAACCCTAGCGCATCCCACAGGATTAAACGCATGGAAAATTTTAAACTTTTGGCCGAACGCCATCAGTTTTTGACCAAGAAAAAAGATGAGCTAGATAAGTTCATTATTTCAAGTGATGGAACAAAAGAAAGAATTGTTCTAAAAAATGCCGAGGGCTATGAGTTCGAGGTGTCAAATTCCCAAGTAGTTGAGAAGGTCGTTGCAGTAATGCAAAGCGAGTTAGATCTATTCATTGATAGGTCAGAACAAGAGGTACTTAGCTACAATATTTAACTAGATATGCCCTACTGGCAGGTAGGGCATATTATAACAACTTATCGGAATTATGAGTAACCAAATAAGTAAGGGTAAAACTAACCCTTTTCTACTATCGGAGCAAGTCAAAAGCATCTTGCATAAAAACGGACTGAGTAAAATCTTCAATTACTCGGATTACGAAATCTTCAAAAATCGGGTTAAGACCGCCTTTAATAAAGCGCAGGCCATAGCCGATCTATTCCTAGAGGAAAACACAGAACAAAGCGACTTTAACGAATACATATTTTAATCATGGAAACAGCAGAAAGAAAGGAATCAATCCAAGAGAAAAGGGAACGATTAAAAGACCTATCGAGCAGAGCCAAGGCAATTAGGGAGGAACTTTTAAAAAAATGCAAAACACCGCAGGAAGTAGCAGAACTAGAAGCCATGAGTATTAACGACCTCATTGTAAAGTACATCTATCAAGACGAAAAAAACCAAATTTTCAACACGTTCAAAGGTTGGATTAAAAACGGGTTTTCAGTCAGGAAAGGAGAAAAGGCATTTTTGTTATGGGGCAGAAAGAAGCAAACCGTAGAGGATGCCAAAGGCGAGGAAAAAACGGAAGAATTGGAGTTTTTCCCAGTGACCTACGTTTTTTCAAATCTACAGGTTAAAGCCTTTTCAAATGGTCAAAACTAGGGAAGTACCAAGGGAGTTGAAAAACTTCAATTCCCTTTTTAATTCCCTTATTTATAGGCACGATGTTAGCACCATATTCGATGACTTTCTAACGGTTTTTATTTGCTGTTTTGCCAGGGGAACACAAGAACCGCTATACTTTGAAACTATAAAAAGGTACAATCGAAAAGAATTGGATCTATTCGCAAAAATGATGGGGGAATTAATCATTCTTTATGCCAAAGCCAAAAATGACGATGATTGGATCGATCCACTAGGGGACTATTACGAAGTACTAGCCGGACAATACAAAAAATCAAGACTTGGCCAATTCTTCACACCGAAACCGCTTTGTGATTTAATGGCCGAAATTTCATTGACCGGATCCAGTTGGGGTAAGACCGTTAACGATTGTGCTTGTGGATCGGGTAGAATGTTGCTATCATCAAATAAAGTGGTCCAAGGAAATTATTATGTGGCGCAGGATTTAGACCCTATCTGTTGTAAGATGTCCGCTATCAATTTATGTATGCACGGCATACGGGCGGAAGTCCACCAAATGGACACGCTAAGAATGACTAAGCCACACAGGAGTTATTTAATAAATCCCAAGTTTCACGAACATAAGACCCATTTAATATTGATCAAATAAAATGCAGCTGCAGGGGAGGAATTTTGTTAGCATTGCTTTTGAGGAGTACCCCATTAAAAAAAACCTGAAAACGCAAGCCGTTGCAATAGTGGGAAGGAAAAACCCGAGAATCTGAACGAATCAAGATTAAACAACTTTTTCCAACAGCTAGTAAGGGCGAAAAAAAATTTCGCCCTTACGGGCGGGCTTGGTTTTAACTTTTCTATTTTGGAAATATTCCTATTTTTGGGAATATGTCCAAAGCTTCAAAATCTAAAGAAATATTCATCCATAGGGATGGCAAAGCAATCCGCAGTCTTATCAAAGAAATTGGGGAAGAAAGGTATTTGGTAGCTCTGGAAGATTCCGGACTCACTGGACAATTAAAACCTAAACGACTTCAAGACTTCTTTCTGGAGTGGGAGGATGGCTATCCCTATCTATGCCATCAGTATCCCATGGGCAAAAAACGCAGGATTTTAAACATCATTGGGTATCAGAGCATACCTTTTTTGGGTTGGGAAAGGACCAGAATCAATGTTGAAAACTAAAAAAATTAAAGTTATCACCAATTAACCAATTTATATCCATCGTCTATTCCAAGTAACAAAAACACCCGAATTACATAAAAAACCCCAAATACATGTAATTTCTTACCAAAACCTTTCAATTCAGCAAATTGTAAACGAAAAAACTCGACTTATTAACACGTAATTGTAAGTTAACTGTGAACATTGGATGGTTGCAACTCTAAAAATTCCCCGCGCATTATTTGTAATTTTGGGTATTCGAATAAGAATTAGTGGTATAGACGGACTAGATTACTAATTACTTGGATCTGATAAAAAACCAGTCGTATCTTTGACATAAATGAACAATTTGTTCATTCATGAAAAAATAAAGCCCCTAACTTAGAGGCCTAGTAATAGATTAAGGGAAAAGTTAATCTTTGAAGCTCGTGGAAACTTAAAGAGGTCCAAACTCTTTAAGTGTAGATAAAAGATTTTCCGAATCGGGGTCCAAACCCGATTCCCCTTTTTATTACTTCCAAAAGTAAGGTTTTGGATTCTCCCGTGAAACAATTTTCGATTAAATAATTAGTCCCCCACCACACTAGGCGCCGTCATGGTACCACGCTTACGATCGTTCGTAATCTTCACCCATTTTTTGCGCCACATCAAGTATTTAAAGGCATCGCTAAAGTTCGTGGAAAACATGGGCAGTTTTTTTAATGGTAAATCCTCACTGCTTTTGTCCTTCAGTATTTCATTACTTCCTGTCCGCGTATTCTTTTTGACTTTCGTTTTCGCGAGCTCCAGACTACTCTTTAATTCCCTGCATTGGTACCGGCAGATTTTCAACCTGGGAATCTGATCATAGTACTCCCCCATCAACTTTTTGGCATAGTTGAATTCCTCACTATGGAAAATCGTAGCCTGGTTACGGTTCATCAGGTTCACCTTCCAACCGGTAGCCTCCCCATTCATCTTTTCAATATGATCCTGGATCTCGGTTGCCCAGTCCTTTTTCAATTTTTGGTATTGGTTTCCGGAACGATCATAATACAGGTTCAGGATCTTTGTTTTATGATGCTTAAAAAAGTCCAGGAATTCAATGGCCAGTTCCTTACTGCTTTCAGGGGCCAGGGTATACATGTTTTTGAACACGTAGTAATCCCTGCCCAGTTCCTGCCCAAGGACCATGCTGCACATGTTCCCAAAGTCCATGCCGGCATCTAAGGGAGCGTTGTGGTCAATGTACCTAAGGGCCAAGCTGCTTTCCTCAATTTTCTCGCCAATGGCAAATTTGTTATAGTACTCACTGATGACACCATCATGGTAAAAATGATGGTCCTGCAGATTCACATAGAATTTTTCTCCTTTTTTGAGTTCGGCCTTCAGGGATAGAATTGAGGCCTTAAATTCCTCGATACCCAAAGCTTTGAGGGAATCCGTAAAAAATCCATCGGTAAGAACGTCCACATTCACATAGGAACTGACAATAAAAAAGAAAGTGGAATCCCTTCTACACCGCACCCAACGTTCCGTCCACCGAATTAAATTTCGCTTTAGGGCCTGTACCTTTTGTCTGTTATTGTCCTTAATTGCATTGTAGAGCTCCTTTTTAATCTCGTTCATGACCAGAGCCGCTTGGAGAGCTGTCTCTATTTGCTCCCGGTCCATGTTCTTTTCCTCCTCCAATATCCAATCATAATCCCCCTCGGCAACGTTTGGCATGTCGGTAGTGAACGTCCGTCCGCGATAATACACACTATGTCCAAATCGGGTATATTCGCCCCTAAGCGCAGGCGTAAGCTTTTTGAGTTTGTCAGGATCCGTATATCGGACTTCATCCCCAAAAATATGTTGATATGAATTACCAGCTGACCCCGTAGGTTGGTCCATGGATACTAGGTTAAAAAAACATCCGTTGAAAACCGAAATCGTATGTTTATAGTTTTGGACGGGCTTGTAAGGTAACTCAAAATGGGCGGGAGGCCTTGCATCGGTAACGTAGTGGGTGCCCTCTCTCCATCCCTTTCGTTCCCAACCCTCCAAGAGTGTTGGCACCACGTTCTTTAAAGCATTGACATAGGTATCCGCAACAAACACCTGATAGCTTCCAGGCATATCATAAATGATATCCATGGACCGCTCCGCTATGATATCAGAAGTTTTGGAAGTTCCCCGCCCACCAACGAACATTAAATCCTTTGGGGAAATCAAGTCGATGGCCATTTTTATCCAAGTGGCAAATCTGCCTTCTACATCTATATCCTTATGACTTACGTGCGTCTTCCTGCTCATCCAAGAATATTTTTATGGGAAGGACTCCCGCTTCACGTTTTAGCATTTCACGATGTTTCTCGCTGAGCTCGGGCAAGGCATCAATCTGAGCCGCCAACCTATTCCTATCCACATTGGGTAGCCCCAACATTTCTGCATCCATGGCGTAAAGTTTCCAGGGCTTGGCAAACCATTCTTCCGGAAGTTCCTCTTTGTCCTCTTTATCCAACTGTCTTAGCTGCGCCAAATCCATCCGCATCTTTGAAATTTTGGCCAGATCGTTGACATCCTTGGCCAGATGTCTAGCTAAGGCGATATCCTTTTCCAAATCCTCCGCATACATGTTTCTGTAGGCATCCTTTGAAATCTTGGTATCGCTGTAGAAATATTCGGTCGCATCGTTATAGAATTTTGTGGCCAGGTACCTACTGAACCCGTCCACCTTCATCAAATGCTTTATGATGTGGTCCTTGCTTGGAAAATGGGCAAAACGCAAGCGCATGCCCCGGACTTTGTCCAATACTTCCAAATATTCCACAATACCGGGATCCGCATTATCCGGATTCCCGTTCTCTATAAAATCATAGATGATGTCCAGGTCAATATCCTCCAATCTCATTCGCTCCCAAAATAGATTTGTTCCTTCAAGTTTTCCACGGCTATCCGCTCCCTATTCTTTTCAAAGATCTGTGCGGCCGTAATATTCCCACTTTTGGCATTTTCCAATAATTTTTGGTTGATTTCAAAATCGGCCGTGAGTCTACCTCTATCATAATGAAAACGGATTTTACTTTCCGGATTTTCCCATTCCTTTCTAAAGTCTAATTTATCCAGGCTTAAATACGTCGCAATCTGATCGGGACCGTAATTGGTCGCCGACAAATCCTCGATAATCTCAAAATCTTCCTGTGATAAATCCATTTTCAAACCCTTTCAAAAATCTCCCTCCGAAACTCAAACAAACCCCTACTGTTCGCAAATACATATTGCTCCATATGGGCGTTTTCGCTCCAATTGCCACTGCCTTCAATACAGTAATAGCCTTCCATCGTTTTGGCCAAACAGACCTTGGCATGTGTCCATGCATATTGTACCTCAATATTCGGCCGTTCACGTACCAGGGCATCCAAAAGGTCTATCGTTACCGGATTCCGCTTGGGCATACTCTCGTTGATCAAAAGCGTAATCCGTTCCACCCTACCACAATCATGGAGCTCTACCAAGGCTTCAATTGTCCGCCTGCTGATGCTGTACGTACTCGCGTACAATTGGTCAATGGAAAAATCCTTGACAATCATGGGGATGAACGTAAAGGCATTAAAGGCACCTTCGGTCTGAAGGAAGAAAAACTCTTCTTTGCTTGGTAACCGCTGCAGGTCCTCCTCCAACTTTTTTATTTTTTGAAAATGCCCCAACAAATACTTTGAAGTATAATTGGGGCTTTTCACTACAGCCTCACTGTTCGCACCTGACGACCGTATTTCAAAAAACTTATTCATCCAACATTTTAACTCCCCTCTCCTCGGGAGAGGGGTCGGGGGAGAGGACTTAGGCCAAGCGCTCCTCCACTAGGTTTAACTCCTGCGTGTATTCCTTGATTTTCTTTCGGATTTTGGCCGCGGCATCTTCCTCCGGATTATTCTCCAGCTTCTTGCTTTCCCTGCTGATATAGCTGCGCAAAGTATTTCTGCGGGTAACCAACTTGGCATCGGTCAAACTCGCCACCTTTTCCTTTAGGACTTCATCCGCGAATATGGGATGGTTGCCCAGAATTTGACCATTGTCCCTGTAATACTCCAGTTCGTCCCAAATGGCATGGTTCAATTCAAAGGCCTCAATCGTTTCCTTGGCCAGTTCGTACAACGCATTATCGGTAAGGCTCAACTCTTGGTTATCTTGATTGGTTACCTTCACCAATTCCGCATGGTTTTCCTTGTATTGGATCCAGGCGGTCAACATATCGGCCACCAAGATTTTTAATTTATCCGGACAGTCTTTCTCACTGAGGAAAGGAAAATGCTCGCGGAGCTTCAGACCGCCTTTTACATTGTCCGGGGCTTCCTCAATCGCCGTTGCAAAAACTACAATGTTTTTACCGTCCTTGTCCGTGATATCGTCTCCAGAACCGTCTCCAGAACCTTGATCCGGGTTTTGGTCACTGAGCGGCTCGCCCTGAGCGGAGCCGATGGGAGTCATAGTGACTTCTTCCCCATTCACGTCTATGGATTTGACAATCTGAAGCACTTTTTGGCCAATCTCTTCAACTTTACCAGTTTCATCTTTCCAATGCTCCAATGAAACTAAGAGAGTTTTAAAAATTTCTTCTTCAGTAAAAGGAACTTCATCTTCATGTACAAATACCGATTTATGTTGCTCAACATATTCCTGCATCGGCTTCCATAATTCCAAAATAGCCGTAGGATAATCACCAGAAGGCATGTTTGCCAAATACACAACGATTGCCTTAACTTCTTCGGGCATTAAAGCCAGTACAGCTTCCAAGGTGTATGGTGTTTTATCTTTAACAATTTCCATTTTCTTCACCTTAGCCCGTAACTCCAAATCCGTTATACCGTGCAGATGCTGCAGGTCATAACAGATATTTTGGAGGTTGACCTTCGTAAACCCTGCGCGACTGTAATAGTTCACGGAGGGAATACTCTTGCCCTCGCTTTTTCGGTAAAGCTCCATCGCCTTATTGTAGCGTTCCTCCGGAATGCCCTTTTGCTCACGTAAGAACTCCAATACTTTTTCTCTCATAATTTCCATTTTATGGTCATTCCCTTGAAGTCGGGAACCTCCCTATTGTTACTTTGATTCCAAATATTGCAATTGCAATTGCAACACCGTGTAACATGAACCCATAGAAAAGCCCCAGATTACTCCGGGGCTTCAACCAACTAACCAAACTAACTCAAGTTCACCCTTTGGGGGCTAGGGGGCTTTACCCTCTCTTTTGTTCAATCAAATAGGTAGTGGCACCGGCCTTGAATACTTTCAAGTCCAACACCGCATTGTTTGCGGCTACCCAGTCCGTACCATCCTTCAAAACGACGGTTACACTGGCCACCCCTGTTTGGGCCCCTTGGCTCAACACAAAGGGGTCCGCACCACCGGAACCGATCAGGCTCAATACCGTTCCATGGTCATGGTCAAAACTCGCCACATCCAAGGCAGTACCGGCGGCATCAGGAGCCAATTTGAATTGGGTGCCATTGGCTTTCAATAAGGCCAAGTTCTCATCGGCCTGGGCGAATGGTTCTGCCAATACGATACTTCCTCTATATGTTGCAGGAAGATACCCGGTACCCAATGTCTGTTCGAACATCAAGGTATAGCCCGTTTTCGTATCGTCCGCCGCAAAGGAAGGCTTCAATCGCATGGGTGCACAGTCCGTACCGTAAACTTCAAAATCATTTCCGGTACATACACCATACATGACGATAAGGTCCTTACCTACCGTATTTTGTATAAATTCCTTGATATCCAAATCGTTGCCTGGATAGTATCCCTCAAATTTGTGTGGCAATACCAGTTCGTCCACATCGCCCTCACCATCAAATCCGGGTTTTTGCTTTTTAGCGGTCATGTATACCTGGTACATGGTAGCGCCGGGCTTCATCACGTAGTTACCTTCCAGTAATACCCCACCATCATTTCGGCTAGGACGGCTCAAAATATCGTCCGCAAACATGATGGTCACGTTAGGGCTCTTAGGTGTAGGGGAGCCGGGGGAAATTCCCGCCGGCGCCGCTATTGACTTTCTTATAAATGCTGACATCTTAATCTCTTTTTTTTAAGTTATACAATTAAGCTATCGTCCTTTCGGATTCGTACCAAACCCCACCGGTCTTCACCAAGGTAATCTTATCCGAGGCGGTAGCAAGCACGGCCTGACTAGCCACTTCAATATTACCGGCCACATCATTGATGGTCAATGTTGGAGCTCCCGGAGGTCCATAGATGGTAATCTCGTTACCTTCCACACCGTTGGTAATTTCATCCAACACCTCGTTTGCAGCTGCGGTACTGTAGAAGTTCACCCCTTCACTGGCATCGATGATACCTGCGTCAAAGTTCACGTCTGCAGGAGCAGCGGCACTTACCACATCCTCACGCTTCAATTCCACAATGGAACCGTCGGCTTTTACGAACAGGGTCAAAATTTTGGCCTGTTTCAAATCGAACGTGGAAGCCAAGGATAGGTTTCCGGTCGAATTAACATTCTTGGATTCTACAATATTTGGGTTCCCCTCAATCTTGATAATCTGTCCAGGTTTGGCATCGTCAATATGGGTCACCGTAGTATTCCAACCATCCTCTACCTTCATATAACCATATTTTGCGCTGATTCTTCCAGTTTTAGTATCGAATACCGGAATACTGAAATCCGCAGGAAAAATAGACACGTCGTTACTCCAAACGGTCTGAACCTTGAATTCCAACGGATCGCCATCCTTCACCGTAGTACCAATATGAATCAATCGCACACCTAGCTTATAATCGGCCCAGACGTAAATCTTTCTTAATAAATATTCAAAACGATAGAGTGATTTTTCTTTCGGAATATTTTCCAAAATTTCAATATTATCATCGAACGTGATAAACATAAAATCCAAACCTTCCAAATCTGGCATTACCTCAAATTTTACATTGCTGTAATCCTTTGGATTGGTAGGATAACCAACATAATCGTTTTGGGTGCCGTGGAGTTGCTCGTACCTACGTTTATAGGCCTTCATCCAATATGGGGAAATATAGAAGACCAAGTTCGGGTTCACCCGTACTTCCAATGGCAATCTCTCGATGATTTTATCTACATAGTCCACAATGTTGGAAACTGTTGGCGTTCCTACGGCAAATGGCTTGTATTTTTTGGTAATGTGCCTCGCCTTGTAAAATTGGTACAACAAACCATCCTGACGGTTGATGAACTTACCGGCCTGTGTGGCATCCTTTGGAGTATCCACATGAACACCTTTTACGGTGGCAATTCTATCCTCTACCCTAGCTTTTTTGTCAAATTCGCTAACCAAAAACTGTACAAAAGTCATTTTGTACGGTTGCGATCCCTCTCTATTTGTCAATTTTGCAATCCATGAAGCTTCAAGTTGCTGAAGGTAATAACCCACAAACTCCATATCGATTTGGATTGGATAAATCTTACCTTCTTCAGGTTGAATAAGGTTATTGTTCTTTGGCAACCAGGGCAGTTTTCGCGCTTGTGAAATTTCAGCCGTTACGATAGTACCAGAGGCTATAGTATCAACGACATTCATTCGCTTTGGCCAGAAAGACGGTAAACCAAAATTGTCCCTGTGCAGGGATTTGATTTCATCCGGATTTTCGCGATAATAAAGCTTCAAATCCCCGTTCAACTTATCCACATTAACGCTTTCCTCCACCCAATCGGTAGCCGTAGTAACGATACCAGCGGCCCTTTGGTTCCAAGGTCTGTCCTCAAAAGCGTTCCAGGCTTTATTGTCACCGAACAAGTGCGTAGCGCTGTGCATCGCCTTTGGACCAATCTTTGGACCTGTAGCAATGGGGGAATCGTCCTCTGGGGACTTCAACAATTTCTCGATCAAGGCTTTTTGCTCCTTTTGGTTCTTGTTGATCAACTTCAACTGGGCCTCCACATCGCCTTCCTCAATTTTGGTTTCCACTTCCTCTTCGGTAAGGTTCGTTTGCCTCAAGGCGGTCCTGAGCTCATTTTTCAAACGCTCCTCGCGTTGATTCTCGGTTTCCATGTTGGATAGGTCCTTATTGAACATCTCCATCATTTCATCCATCTGCTTTTCGTCCTTCAGAAAGTCCTTCAGTTCATTCTTCTGGTCATCGCTGAACGCGACTTTTTTTCCTTCGCCATCTATGGGAATCTTATCAATTCCGAGTATGGTCATGACCACGGTGGCCAATTGGGCTGCTAATTTCCATTTCATCGTTTATATAATTAAAGGTTAAAAATTTGCTTGTAGTTCCTTACGTAACTTGATTTTGTCCACCATCACAAAGGCATCGTTCAAACCGCCTATTCCATCTATCATCCCGAGCCCTAGCGCCTTGTCCGCATCATAGGTCTTTCCGTTCAACACGCCCTTTTCCTCCTTGAGGTTTGGCCTGCCGGCACGTACGGCCGACTGAAACTTTTGGGCGATGGGCGACAAATGTTCCTCAATGATCATTTCGTACTTCCCCTCCAGGGCGAGTCGGAATGCCTCGTTCTTATTTTCGCTTTCCGGGGGATAGATTTCATGAAAGACGATGCCTTTTTCCTCCCAATAGGGTTTAGCGTCCTGAAAGCTGCTGACAACCCCCACACTTCCAAACCGGGCGCTCACATCGTTATCCGCCATGATATAATCACACACCGAAACAGCCGTCCAGTAATGCAAGCTCATACAGGCATCCGCCAGGCCAACGACCGGCTTGGTCTTTTCCTTGGCAAACTGAAGAAACGGACCAATGGCGCTTACCGCACCGCCCGGACCGTCGATATTGAAAATGATTCCTTTGATGTTGGGATTTTTATCGGCTTTCTTTAGGGCGTCTACAATTTCGTCCGCACCATAGGTACACCAGTCCCCGTACTTAATCACCGCGCCCATCATGTTCACCATGGCCACGCTTCCCTCCGGAATGATCATTTCCCCGTCCTCATCCTCTTTTACCAACTTCCCATTAGGATCCAGGACCTTTACCAAGGCACTGGTCGATTCCTCAAAGTGGAGCTCTTCGCCCGAAATGATTTTTTTCACCTGTGGCGCAAACCCCAAAAGGTAGCTGGGTTCCAATAACCAAGTACCTCTGATGACTTCCGATAAGAGTAGATTTACCTTCATTTTGTCCATTTCATTCCCAAGAAGTCGGGAATCTGGATAAAGGTGCACAGAAGCAAAATTTATTCGTGTAACATCAAAATGAAGAATCTCAGGGAAATAGCGTAATTTTGTAAGGCCGATGCTTGTTGAGCGGCAGGTGTTGTCATACACCAAATATCGCAGCCACGATATTGAATTATTGACGAAGTTACATTGGATCAACTTATCATTGATGTGAAACCAGGTTAACCACCCATAAACATTAATGAATTCCATTGCAGCAAATGCAATGTGGTTTGGAAAAATCACAATGTAACTCACAGGTTCCCTTTTTAGGGATTCTGTATTGGGAACTTGCTTACCAAACATGATAAGTTGAAGTAAGTATAGCTCCAAAGTTCAGGGAGGACCTAAGTGTCCTCCCTTTTTTAAAAAGTATGCTCAACAAGCAGAAATCCAGCATACGGCAAAAATGCCCTAATGAACGCAAGATGACTAAGCTGGTGTCATTGCTAACCGTTCTTTTAGTGCTCTTATTTTTTGGTACCTCTGAAGCAATACTTTCTGTGACGCTTCTTAAAATGTGGGAAGAATTTTAAGTAAAAAAAGGCTTTGGGGTGGCTGCTCCAAAGCTTTTACTAATAATTATTCACCCGATTAGAACTCTTATGTTGAAAACGGGTCAACTTATTTTCCTTGCCGGTTTCCCGGTAATACAAGATCCGAAGGCTTTCCGTATCAAAACCGAGCTCCAGCAAATCATATTCGTCCATAAAATCGTTGATGACCTCCTTGATGGCCACCGAAGTAAATTGCTTAGAACCGTTCACGTAGAAAATAAAGGCCGTGCGAAAAATATCCTCAAAAAAACCGTTGATGTAATTGTTGTCATACTCCGTAAACTGCAACAATTCATGTTCGTCTTTCCTGGTTTTAAATAGGGCGCTATCGTACTTCTTGCCCCCCTTTACAATTCGTATACTGAACTGGATCCGGTAATCGTACAGATGCGTATTCTCCTCGTATTTGCTGTGGACCATGTTTATGAGCCGACAAATACTGGAGGTTTTGTGCAGCTTGATGGCCTTCGTTTTAAGCCTGGGCATAACTACGGCCTCCTCGCACTTGAATTCATTGAAGAGAAACGGCACCAAGTGGTCCCTCAATCGAAAAGGTATCAATTCATGTTCGTTTGCCAAGCAACACATACTTATCGTCTTAAAAACCACGCCAGGGAAACGAACAGGCCAATAAGCGCAATCCGGTTTCCCCACATCGTTTGCGTTTCCTGTTTGATTTTGGCCAGTTCAATATTAGCCGTCAATTTCTTTTCCTCCAGTCCAAGCTTGAAACTGTACTCCAGGTCGTTTTTCCGAATCTCGAATTCCTCCGGACAAACGATACTGTCCCGCTCCAAAAAACCGTCCTTGTCAAACGTCTTGGTACTGGTGGCCCCGTTCTTACCAACATAGGTTTCGGTAACACCCTTGGGGCGTTCGCTGGGTGTCCTGGGAAAATCCGTAACGATGATATCCCCCTGACGGTAGGTCTGTATCTCGGTGCGGTCCCGAAAAGCTTCTTCCAGGTCTATTTGCGTATTCGTTTTGTCCTTAAGGGAACTGCATCCGACCAACAAAAAGATGCACCCAAGAAAAAAGTATCTCAACAGAACAATATTCCCCTCCTTGGAGGGGCTAGGGGTGGGTTTTTTAATTTCCATTATCGTTTATATACATATCAAATTCTTCCGGCATATAATTGAACAGTCTTTCCAAGGTGTCCCCACTTAAATAGAGGTCAAGCTCCTTGTCCGCATTGATCAACCTAAAATCGTAGCCCACACCAATACATCCCCGGGTTTGATGTACGTAATTAAGTACATGTACCAATATCAAGGAACGTCCAGGCACTCCGGTTACATGAAAATGCCATCCGTATTTCTTGCTCCATCTTTTTACAACTCTATAAGGTTTATCTGAAGGCGTAGCGGGAACCCTGCTAATATTCCTGCGATTGCCCATATCCTTCAGTTCCAAGGTGGCACAATCCATCACCTTTTTTAGACCATCCCAAACAGCAAGATTACCCAATGTTTGATTGGGCGTTCCATCTCTTAATCTGTCCAGGATCCAATACATTTTTAAATCAATTCTGGTTTTTTCTTGAAAGGTTCTTTATTTCCTGAAGGTCGGTGCCTATATTTTTCAAGTATTCGTTCTGTTTTTCAATATTCTCCAGAATAAACTTTTGTGTTTGGATGGTAATGATCAACTCTTTCTTTTCCTCGAAACTCATGTGCCTATCAGTATCGTTCTCATGTTTTTTTAAGGCTTCCGGAAGTGTTTTGGTAACCTCGTTCTTTTGCTCTTGGGAATCGAACAGGAGTTCATTTTTCGATACCACAAAAGACACTAACCCCAACAGTGTCACGATCAGGCTTATGTTAAAACCTTTCAGCCATTTAATAATTTTATCCTGACCGGCAACCAAGGCTTTTTGCTCTTCAATGCTCATGCGTAAGCGTATTATTTTTGAAACAACGATTTTCTTTTTTCCAAGATCCAGGCAATAAAGGCACTTCCAAACATTCCTGTAAGAACGGAAAGGGTATTGTGATAAGTTCCGTTAGCAGTGAGCGCGGGAATATAATTTTCTATTAAAACCCCGCTCAGCTCACCTATCAACAGAAACACAGTTATTGAGGCCACTATATGAAAGGAAATGTATTTTGGTTTCAATTGAAAATATCTTTTGACTCCTGTATCAACATCTTCACTCTTCCAAGAGTAGAGTATAACACACAGCACCCCAAGGGCAAGGGCTACAATCATTTCAAGGGTTACGTGATTGAATAAATGTGCGTTTTCCATAGTTCTAATTTTACCACCAAATCAGGGTGCTGCTTTTCTTTTTATTTGTTTGGTCTACTGTTGGGGGTGCCGCACATGGTGAGCAAACCCCTCCACAATCAATCCCGGTTTCGTCTCCGTTTTGGATATTATCAGCGCAAGTTGGACTTGGAGGATTGGATATTTCGTCCGCAAGATCATTTGCCAAATACGCCCAAGTTTTCTCAATATTGGGAAAACCATTGTATTGGGATATCCCCACTTCCGTATCTCCCGGTGTGTCCGTCCATATATCACTTAATCCAACAACACCAATTCCGCCCCAAATCGCTATCTCAGCAACATCTAGCATATTATCATTATCCGAATCCTCTCCGGCACTTCTTGCTGTAGTCGGCCTCGTTGGATATCCTCCAACTTGACTTTCACTAGATATGGTAGCAGGTGTACCTATTCCTTTAAGTAAATTGTTTATTCTTAAATCCTGAGAATCATAAAAAAGGTCAATCCCAATTTTACCTATTAAACTGTCCTTAAGCATAGAAGCTGGCAATAAATCCGGAAAGGCGTTTTGACCATTTCCAGTAGGTGAAAAAACTTCATATTGTTCATATCCCGGACGTAAAAAAGCATCTACATCTGAGCCATCTTCTTCATTACCATTAACATAAATTTGGGTATTTGCGTTTGTTGCTCCCGTTAAAGGAGGTTCATGCCTAAATAGATGATAGCTTGAAGTTCCAAAATTATGCCACGGGGCGGGTGTGCGGCCACCTCTTTCAAACTGATTATTTATAAAATCAATTTTGGTTCCACCCCTGTAATAAGGGCCTGAGCTAAAATATCTTGCAAAAACATTTATAAACTCTATTCCTTCGTTAGGCCTTGGGGCAGATGCCGGCAACCTGTCCGAAACGGAATAAATAGCAGATCGGTAATAAGTTATGTCATAAGCACCATTTACCAATGTTCCTTGACCTTTTTCGATATTTTCCGATATTATGGAATTGGCAAAGGTTATATTATGTACATCCTCATTTCCTTCGTAGGGCCCGCCACCAAAATCTATACCTCCGTCCCTGAACCACATTAAACTTACATGGTCTATGTAAACGCCATCTATAGGTCCAGAGTTTGAAAAAGCTTTTACCGTAAAACCGTCGGCAGGTTCATAGTTTGGGTCGCTAGGTGGTAGGTTACCAGGATTGTATGCATTTTCTCCCGGGGCAATTTTAAGAAACCTAACAATTACATTACCATCATGTAGATTCATTTCAGCCCCCCTAATCACGATTCCAGCAGGGGAAGTCTGCCCCAATATGGACACATTTTCGTACCCGTTTCTAATTTTTAAAGGTGTTGTCACGTCTATATATCCTGAAACATCAAAAACAATATTTCTTGGCCCGGTCAAACTTTCCATTCCGTACCTTAAAGTCCCCGGAGTATTGCTTCCGCTTAATGATGTTACATGGTATATGGTACCGCCCCTACCCCCAGTAGTGTTTTTTCCATGACCTACAGCACCGGGAAAAGCTGTTTGCGCAAGTGATATTGAACAAATAAATAAAATCAATACTAATGTTTTCATTTTAAGGATTTATAGTCACTTCTGCAAAATCGATTATCATTTCATTACCAATTGCCAAGGTATCAAATAGCCTTATATAAGGGTCGTCTACCGCCGCCGTGTTGGTTATTGTCATTGTGGTCCAAACGTCAGTTCCCTCGTTTCCAACTGAGGCACTTAACTGGTCAGATGTCCAGCCGTCAGCCGTGTAAGCTCTTATCCAAATATTATTTGGATAGCTGCCAACCCTGCGCAATCTCCACGAAAATGTTACGTTGTCTCCAGCGTTCACCCCTATAAGCCGTAAATACAAATCGTTTCCGGTATTGTTAAGCTCTAACCTCACAGCGTTTGAACCGTTAAAAACGGTTGTGGTTTCTAACGAAATAGTATAATCGCTGCCAGTTCCAGCGGTAATCCCATTGGTTCCGGCCACTTCGTTTGGTGTAGAGGTCAGGGCATTTGGACTATAGTAGGCCGTAAAACTGCTTGCCGTGGTTACGCTCAAATCCGTACTATATGGGCCGGGATTACCACCTTCATCAACACCCCGAACATTTATATTGTATGTAGTACCCGGAGTTTGCCCCGTGAAAGTATAGGTTGTACCCCCATTCACCGTAATTGGAGCCGCCCCATCCCTGGAAATCTGATAATTTGATATTGTTCCAATACTGGCATTTGCAGCGTTCCATGAAATAGTAAAACCTGTTTCGGTTATGTTTGAACTTGCGACCCCCGTAACCTGGGAAATGGAGTAGGGTTTAAAATAACTATCAACTACAACTGTACCGGAAATAGCTGGAGGGGCTTTTGTAACCGTCATTGTGTTACCGTTTGCAACATATACCCCAATAACTCCAGATGTTGCACCGGCCGTAATATCCACATCCTCCGTTCCGCTCCCTATAATATCATAATCATCACTTGTAAAAACCATGGAAGAACCTTGAAGTATCGTTCTTATAATGGCCACCTTATTTGAAGAAAAGGTTGAAAATTCATAAAAACTTGGGCTTCCAGTTGCAAGTGAGTAATTAACAGTTCTTTTACCCTGCTCCCCCGTTGTTTCGAACCATTGATCGTTAAAAGTTGCCCCATTAGTTCGCAATGCCCAATAAATGTCCGGGTTTCGGTATGCTGCGGTTCCGCCACCACCGGGAACATCCACCCAGCTTGTACCGTTGTAATATCTAAGTAATTTACTTACTGAATTGACATAAATATTTCCTTCGTCATTACCCGGATCGGAAGCCCGGTTTAATCGTGCATACCCACCAGTAAATTGACCGGCAGTAACCGTGTTGGTTGCCGTCAACCAATCGGCATTAATGGTGCCACCGCTTATGATATTATTGCCGTCCAAATTCAAATTTCCAGTCATTGGCACCGTACCATTGGCCAAGAAATCGCCTGAACCTGAACCACTAGGTATCGATTCCGTATACAATTCACCATTATTATCCACCCGTAAAGCTAGGTTTCCACCTCCCGCCAATCCCGATATCCTCACATCTGCTGTATTAATTGAAAACCTATCGAGTGATTCAGACAGTGTAACCGATTTTGTACCTCTTGCAATTTGAAGGATATCCGTGCCGTTCAAAAAGATGTTGGCTCTTTCAGTTCCGCCTGTATCCACCAAACCAAGAACCCTTAGATTATCTATATTGTTTTGGCCTAGGTTTAGGTCGTTGGTCATACCTATAGTGCCATCTGCCAATATAACCCCGGATAATCCTATTTGATATGGGCTGCCTATGGTTCCGGTTCCCGTAACGGTCGTATTCGTTCCCGCAGTTACCTTTGTCTCAGACCCGTCCGCAATGGTATCGTCATCGCCATCGGCGATATCGGCGGGGATGTTCAATAGATTTGAATTCCAATCCGCTCCGGCTGCGGAGGCCATCAAATCGATAAACTGAGTCCCATCATAATACCAAAGGGATTTCGTGGTATCATTTCCCAGCAATAAACCGCGAATAGGATTATTAATACTATTAATCTGAGCGGTTGTTTTCACTTTCAACAATAGACCATCTGTGGGGCCCGTAACATCAATTACATCCGATTGTGCTTGAACGGTAACTGAACAGCAAACTAAGGCCAAGGCCAACAAAACTCTTTTCATTCCAAACTGGTTTTAAATGGGATTAAATTTCCTTCTTCGTCACTCACCAAAGTATCCGCACCTTTACGGATAATGGTCAGGTTGCTCTCTGCTTCCTTCACTATAGGTATGCGATCGCCCTTTTCCATTTTTGGGAGTCTTGTATATAGCTGCCTATACTTGAAAAACAAAACGGTTACGGCCGCGGCCAATACCAAAAGGGCTATCCAAATTCCTATCATGATAACTGTAGTCTTAATTTTCGGTTGGTTTCAAAAAAGATATCCGGGTCGTCCAAATCGGCCACCCCTGTAAAATCATTGCTCATCAGCTTGCCCTCCACATATTCGGTTTTCGTTGCTTCATCGATCCAGGCCTCTATCTTATCCCCGGCCTGAAAGGCGCCGCTATCATTGTTCCCTTTTCCCTTGATCACCAACCAGGACTTTCCATTGGTATCGTCCAAATGAAAGCTGCGTCCGTGGAGTTCAATAAGGGCGGCTCGCATCTCATTAAAATCAGACGCCAACCATTTGCTTTTTAGAGGCACATCGGCCAACTCCTGCAATCGCTCTGGAGAATCCTCCTTTTCTATGATGGTCAATGGAAATACGCTCATACTACAAGGGTTCTAAAAAGGATATGGGGATTTCGTATACAAAGCCGTAGGCCGCGGTATTCTCAAAAAAGCCGATCGGGAAAACACTATAAGTAGTAAACTGTACCTGGGTAGATTTCTCCGTGCTGGAGAAATTGATTTCCGGGGCCGTATTCTGAAAAAAATCGTTCCTGCCCAGGATCAACTTTAGTTCGTTGCTCAACTTTACACTTAGGAACTTAATTTTTCGAAGCTCCTCCAGGCGCTGACTTCGGTACTTATCGTTACTCGGAAATTTGATTGTTACACGCTGACGGTACAACATACCGTTCTCACTATCCTCTCCGGATTCCGAAAAACGGGCCGAACCGGTACTGTAATACACCTCCTGAAAATTTCCCTGGGAAATATTCGTATTGTAGAATGGCTGGGTATCCAGCTTTCCCGCGGCGAATTCCTTTGCGGAGACATCCAATTGGATTCCGCAAATGTGGGGATTGGCAAAAACGCGCGAGCTTGCAAACATACCTGATCTAAATATACTGCAAAATAGACAAATAAGAATATTATAGACTGTAACATGAAAAAAATATCCTTTATAGGATATTTTTTTGGTCGGATTAATATTCCTTGACTCTTTATGGATCGCTTCGACTACGCTCAGTAACCAAAAAGGCCTGTGTTGAGCGGAGCCGAAAGACCTGCCCTGAGCGAAGTCGAAGGGTTAAACAAAATGAAATTTTTCTCTGGTCCTCTACTTCCTTTTCTTCCAAAAAACTGTAGTCTCTAGCTAGGTGGAAAAAAACTGTAACTTTGTAACTTTGTAACCGCTCTTTTTAAGTAATTGAAATTCAGTTAATTACTTCGATTTTCCAAAAAATCATTTTTGTAACCGGCCATTTTATAAGATTGTAGAAATTGTAACCTTATTCTAAGGTTACAATTTTTTTGTAACCAAGTTACAATAGACAATAATAAAATGTAACCTTTAATCGTCCATCTCGCGGGCCTTTTCGTGAATGGTTACAAAGTTACAGTTTTTTTCTACTAGAGATTAGAGGGGATTGGGGAGGGGAACGACAGAACGTCAGGACGCGCCCTTTTGTCGGTTTTGTTTAACTTTTGGTAATTTATATGGAAGTTTATGAGTTTAGTCTTTCTAGTCAAAAAAAAACTGTCATTCCATAATGGAAGTAAAACAAAAGTTCCCTATCATTTGCCAAATGGTTTTAATTAATAACTTAGTAACGATACCAATCGATATTCAAAACCATGGCAAGAATAAAGTACTACTATGACCAAGACACATTATCGTATAAGAAGATCAAAAATCAAAAACCAAGAATTTTTGAGCTAATTTCTGGGTTTTTAATATCAATTACAGTAGCAATTGCTTTATCAACATCAGGAATCAATTTATATGAAATATTCACACCCCAGCAAAGTGAAGAAATTACTAGCCATATAAATCAGTTAGATAAAATCTCAAACGAATTACAGGGCATAAAAGAGTTTATTGACAATCAAAAAAAAATGTTGGAAGAGCAGAGTCTTGTTTTAACAAAACTAAGAAGTGAAAATAATAAATTAACCCAAGTAATTGGCATGAACAAACAAAAAGTTGATGCCTTATTTAAAATTCAAGATGAAAAAGCAGTGCAAAAAATATGGATTGATAGATTAGTTGGATTTTTAATTGGGTTAGCTAGCTCATTTTTAGTTGCAATACTCTTCAGATTTTTAGATACACAACAGAGTGTTAAAAACCCTAATAAAGAAGATGAAGTATATTATAAGCAATCAAAACCTGACTACACCAAATAACTAATTCTTATTTATTCCCATTCTCTGTCCACCATTACTTTTCTCCTTACTTTCATTGATAAAAATATAGAAGTACCGAATACAGGAAAGACATGAAGTTTCTAGTTTAGCTAAGCTTTAAAAAATTGCAAAAGACTTGGTTAACATTTAAATGAATATAACTAAAAGTTTATTGTTAATTAACTCTGTTAGAAATGTCAATGGCTTTTTCATAAGTGGTCACAAAGTTGCCGTAGTTTTCAACTATAGCTTCAATAAGGTTGGCAGAATCAATGTCAATAGTAAGATTGTGCCCATTTATAGGTTTTGTTTAACCTTGAAGTGTCTATAAGAATGGGTTCAAAGTTATTTCCCAAATCAATTTAACTTTAAAACTTTATTCACTGTTTTTTTCTAAATTGCTTTACTACTTCAAAATTTTAATCCATTCTACATGAGAGTCCTGACACTAGTATTTTTTGTAATCTGTTCCAACTTAATTATATCTCAAGAAACTAGAGCACTTCATGATATAGACAATTATGTAGTTAGAATATATCATGGTGATCAACAAGTTGGAACCGGATTTTCCTATATGCAAGACAACGAAGAATATATAGTTACCAATTATCACGTTGTGCAGTCACATATTGAAAAACTTCAAAAAAATGATACAACATCTCATTTATATTATATGCCAGCTTTAAACCAAAAATTCCAAGAAAAAGGGGCTGTATTGATTTTAACAGATGGCGTAGAAAAACAAGTTGAGTTTAAAAAAACTCTTATAGTGCCAGATAAATTAATTAATGAAGGCACTATAAAAAATTTTGCAAGTTCTGTTGACTTGGTTGTTTTGAACAAGAAAGAAAATGATACACTTGTTTATGGAGAGTTAAAATCTTTTTCAGAAATCAATTTTCCCAGGCCAGGCACAGAAATATATTGCGCAAGCTTTCCTTTATCCAGTAACCATCTTAATCTTTCTAAAGGAATTTCTTCTAAACTAACCTTGGAATTCATAGCTCCTGACTTAAAGATTTCAGCTCATATTTCCAAAGGTGGATATATGACTGACCAGTTCATTGGTTTTGGTGATTATGTAGCCACATCAGGAAGTTCAGGAGCCCCAGTTTTTATTATAGATGGAAAAAGTAAAGAAAAAATTCTTGTAGGAATAAACAAAGCAACTTCAATGGCTTACGCTAATTACATAGTGAATTTCCAGAAAATGTACGCATTCAAAATGGATTCAATTGGGTCTAGCTTCAATGGTAATCAAAAAAGTCATTTAGAGATACTGGAAAAATTTATATTATTCTCCAATTTATCAGCAAATACAATAGGTGTAAATCACTTCATTCCTGCCGGTACATTGCATGAACTTGTATATCTTTTGAAAAGTTTATGAACTTTGTCGTTTTCTCTTTTTATTCTAAACTTCAATTTTCCACTCCCTCTGATTCAAAAAAATATAGAAGTACCGCATAAAGGTAGAGCGCGCTTCCCAGGGGCTTAGGTAGCTGATATCCCCTCCTTTATAAAATGCATTGAATTCCTGTTCCTGGGCCATGATATCCGCTTCCTTGATGATGGCATGACTGTCCCGGTTTAACTGGTATTTCTCTAGGATAACATCCATCATCCTGTTTTCAATTTTTTGGAACTCAGGCAACATGACCTTTAACGGTTTCACCATATCGCCCAAATAGGCTTCACTGGCATCGTGTAGCAATCCGTACATCAAGAGCTCCGGATTGTCCTTAAAGTTCTGCATGAGGATATCGCACACCAGGATACAGTGCTGGGCGATACTGAAGAACTTGGGCGTGTGGCCCCCAAAGTGGGAATTAAATGCCAGGCCCCGGGCGATATCCCGAATATTGATTTGCTCCGGCCGTGGATCCAGGAGATTCACTTTTCTTCCGGAAAAGGTATTGATATGGCCATCCAATTTGCCCATGGGCTGTAAGGTTTCAGTTTGGTTCATCTTGAGTAAGGAATTAGTTTAATTTTGGACTTTACGTATAATGGATGCCTTGGGCTTCCATTCTTATTTTTGACCAGGCACATGGCATGGGGAAAGAGCTCCTTCATCTTTTTCGCCCGTTCCTCCGCAATTTTGAAATTTCCCCAGGCAAAAACTACATGGGAACAATACCATTCCGCACTGTTCAGTACCTTAATATTTTCTTCAAGCGAATCCTTACAATGAATCAAATCTTCCGGGTATGCACTCACATAGGTAAAGAGGTTACACATAATTACGCCTCCAAATCCCCAATCCTTGGCGTATTTGATTACTTTACGAATCGTTGGATCATTTTCGTTTTCATTGGCAGTTGACGGATTCAAACCAATGAACATTACAGAAGGAGCTTCTGTATCCCATACCCGCCAAAGCGCGTACCGGTATTTTTTATCCCTACTAAAAAGTGCCCCTGATGGTGTTTTTATATCTAGCATCTTATCTTACTCTAGTTCGTTAAATTCTTATTGTCCTCGCGAGCTTGCGGAATTTCAAATGTTATCTCCAAAAGTTGCGTTAAATGCTCTCCCACTATTTATTATATTTACTTCAAAACCAATCTTATGTTCAATATTGGCGAAATTCCCAAATACCTTAAGAACATGTTATTAAATGTTCTTTTAATGCCATTTTGGTACATTTCCATTTATCTTTTTGCTCCTGAAATTTACGCGACTCAGGATGTATTACTTTTATTAAGCATTTGTGTCTCACTTACTATGATTTCGTCCATTATTGCAGCAATATTAACTAATTACAATAGTGACAAAAAGGAGCCACCAATGTCTCCATTTGATACAATAAACGTCATCGCTGCTTTCTTAATTCAACTAATCCTACTATCAATAATCCTTTTCATTTCATTTTTAGTTCCAAAATTCACCGGTAGAATTTTTGAATTTTATGGCTTTGTACTCACCTACTTTTTGATTCTATCATTTTCAGGACTTGTAATAGTTTATGTTGAAAAAAAACAATAATCTACCAAGTCTTTACATGATCTCTGTTTACTAAATGCCCTAATCCCATTTTTATGGATCAGCCGAAATCAATACAGGCATCATGGCCATCACAATCGGCACAGAATTCAAAAACTTCTTCGTCGTATTTTTCCATTTCAATATCGGATATCCGTCCAATGAATAATCCTGCCGGTAAAATCGGTATGAAACCACGCGAAGAAAGCGTCTACTGAAGGGAATCCGTCGTTCCTGGCCAATTGGTCATAATCAAAAAACCATACGCCATCTATGTGGATGTTTGGTTCTGGCTTTCGAAACCCAAAAACATCCGTCCACTCAATCACGAGCTCCTGGATTGCCGTCACCTTTTTGACCGGTGCAAAGCGCAGATGATTTTTTGTCCGGACGTTGATATCAAAATGTATATCCATGCCTACTTTCCAACGCTTTCCGGGATCTTGGCGAATGGTATGGCCCTTGGGGTCACACTTGAGATAAGTATCCATATCAAAATACCCGGCATGTAAAGCGTCCCTAAACTCCGGAGACACCGGTTCCTCAGGGAACGACTTCCAAATCTTTTCAATAAAGTTCGTAGGCTGGCCATGCAACGCTCCCATATGCTTGGGCCATTTGGTTTTAAAACCCGCTATCATGAGAATAGGGTATTTGGTTTCTCCAACAAATGGTCCACCCGCTTTTCCCAGTACTTGGAATTTTTAAGAGCTTCCTTGTCCCGCGTTTTAAAATACTCCTTTTGCCACTTTCGCATCTTTGCGACCGTCTGCACCAATTCACTTTCGTTTTCTGCCATGTTACTCATAATTAGTTGTTATTATTTTGGAACGCCGTAACCGGCAAGTCCCTCTTTGTTCTTTTGTCTAATAAAAATGGGATAGGGATAACTCCGTACTTGTTTGGCGTATTTCTCCGCCTGGATCTTATCCTCAAAAATTTTAGTGCGTCCGTCCTCCAGACGATCGCCCACATATACTCCGCTCTATGTGTAATACATTATTCCAATGGTTTTAATTGTGCCGTTTTCGTATCCAGGGTCATTCCTTCCTTATTGGCCAGGGCTTCCAGTTCCTGCCAGGCTTCATAATACCGGCGCAAACTTTCATGCACTTGCATCGCCGTGTGCTGTATTCTGTATTGCGCCTCAGTCATATCTATTTCCTCTTAATAAAAAGGCCAAAAGCACCAATACCAATAAGCTGGTTATCGTTTCGACTGCCTCTGGATGCCTTTCAATAGCTTCTAAAAACTCGTTCATATCTCTCACTGTTTAAAAAAAGCCGGTCTTTCCCGGCTGTCAGGCCTTTTTCCTACACCTGACCCCTTTTGGGCCAATGGTGCCGCTGCTTTCACAGTGCGACTTGGCGTTTCAAAGGTTTCGCTTGCCACGGCTACTCCCAGTCTGTACATCGGGTTTCCTCGCACTCACCCGACCCGAACCCGTGTCTACTCACAGCGCTCTTCTCTATTTAGGGTTGTGGAGCGGGCAGGATTCGAACCTGCATGGACCATTTTAATTATAACCGGACAGGAACTACTTACGATTTTGCAAAGTGTCGTTTTTGTTCCAATTGGCCTATTGCAATCGGTATGGTCCTCACCGGGGTTAGCGTCTACCATTTCCGCCACCGCTCCTTTTCCAGTCTTTCCCGGTGTCATTTTGTTCCCCGGAGCCTGTGCCGAGCGCAGTCGAGGTAGGGGCTAGGGGGCTCTAACAATCCAGCCCTTTATCCTGTAAAACCTTATCGCATTTTCTGCAGAGTATCTGCATACCCTCACATGTGGCCCCTGCAGGGATGATTTTGTAATACCAATCCGGGTGTTTGCAAAACCGTTGTCTAAGCCACCTGGCCAATCTCATTAGCTTCATCGTATTTTTGTTTAAATGTTTCTCTTCCTAGTGCGAAAAAGGCCTCGGCCAAATTCTTATAGCCCAATTCCTTTGCAAAATCATTGTAGGATTCCCATTTTTTATTCCTTCGTCTCGATGGCCAGCTTTTTGCACCAGTATGCCTGCCATTTTTTATATTCCTCTCAATAATTTTCTGATAATCCTCTGGGGTTCGTTTCAACCCCAATTGGGCCATTTTTTTATTAATATGATTTTTGTGCCATCCCTTTTTCTTAGGATTATTTTCCTGAAGTATTTCCGCCAATTCTACACCTCCAAGCTCCTTGAAATTATCCAGTAGAAATTGCACCTGTTCTTTCGTCCAGTATTCCATTCTATATCGCTGCAAACCCAACTCGTATATCTTTTTGCGGCATCGGTTCATTTTAATTCCTAGAGCATCGGCCAACTCCTGATTTGTCATCTGTTTATAGTTCATCTTCAAAAACACGATGTCCTTCGTTTCCCAGATATATTTTCCTCGTTTTCCCCGTTTCATCACAAAAATTTTGTTTCGTTACAATTTCGTTTTTCCGTTTTGTGGTCAGGCCGCGCTCAATTTTGGTACCACTTTCGTATTGTACAAATGCTCGTAGAGCTCCAACATCTTATTGCTCCATTCTGCGGTTTCAGTAGGGTATCGCACCTCCCCCATCCGTGTCCGGATAATCTCATGGGGAAGGAATTCGGCACTCCGATTAAACTCCACCACCAACTGATACTTACCGTACTTGAGCACCGGATAAATGCGAATGCCGTGCTTGTTACAATCGCTCACGTATTCAAATGCCTTTATCTTCATTTTTCTTGATTACATACCTTAATCTCAAATGTGCCCAGGTACGGACATACTCCGGGATCAATTCCCCACAAACCGACTGGTAGTAGCCAAATATCCCGGCTACCTTCATTACTTCTTCCTGGGTGCTGCATCGTGCGAAAATCGCTGCCACTTCAAATCGCGTATACTGTTTCATCACTTCCAATTAAAAGGGTTCGTCCAATTCCGTATCATCATCCGTCCATTCATCATCTTCTACATCGACGGGTATGTCCTTCAATTCTTCCGGAAGGCCCTTTTTCGTCCTGATATAAAAATGCTCCACACTTTCCCCATCCACTTTTTTGATAATCCTTCCTCCGGGGGCCCGATCTTTAGGGTTGAAAATCCAACCGTTATATTTTGCATAGGCCTTCAATGATTTTTTAAATCGGTTGGCACTCCAGCGCTTGGCGTTCGTGGTCTTTTCAAAATTCTCAAAGGCATGCTGTTTACTGACTTCGATATCCAAATAGAGGTATTCCTCAGATTCGTTTCGCTTCGTACTGAAGAACACATCTGCCCAGCTGTGGAACTGGTCGCCCATCTCCTTTAATAGGTTTCGCTTCTCCACATTCTCCATGGGCGGGGAAAGCTTTTCATCGCAACTCAGGTAAAACCGCAACGCCTGGGCGAAAAAATTGAGCACGATATTCCATTGCTTTTCGTCAAAATCCTGAAAGAGATTCTTCTTGCCAAAATCATCCGCAACGGTCCGTGTCTGCTGGTATTCATCGTCCTTGTTATAGTGGTAGTAATCCGAGAATACCACATATAACAATCGGCGTTCCAAGGAAGGATCCAAATCGTTCGGTGGGTAGTTACTGGCAAAAGCTACCTTGGGCGATTTTGCAAACGGGATGATATATCTGAGTCCGTTCTTATTGTTCACGTCCAAATCACCGGTAATGGTATTGTAGAAAAAGCCATAGTCCATATAGGCATGACAGTCATCGATGAGGATATAATCCGTATGCTCGGTTACACCGTGGTAGATGAAGTCGTCACTGGTTTTCTTTTTATCCCGACCGTTGATGTAGTGATTGTTCTTTAGAACGTGCTGGATACTCTTTACAAAGACAGACTTACCCGTACCCCCATGGCTTTCCGCAATGTCCGCAATCTTATGGTCCATGGCATACGGTGCCCAAGGCTTCCCAGGATTCTTGTACTTATGCAGCATATAGCCCAGCGTGAAAATCTTGTTGATCAAATGCAGCTTTTGCTCGTAGATTTCATCCTCCGTAAGGTTGGGGCCCGCAATATCGAACTTGTGCCTTTTGGCATATTCCTCCGCCTTCAACTGTTCGTGGTTGCCAAAGGCTTCCTCCAAGTCCTTTTTCCAATGGACCCGGCTCGTATTGATCAGATAATTTAGGAACTGGTTATCGGTCCTTTTAATTTCTATATCCCAGTTTCCGGATTTGTCCTTTTTAATTTCAAAATGGGGATCCTGGAGTCGGACTCTATGATCAACAACTTTATCCTCCCACGTAAGACATTGCACCTGATCATATCGGATACGCTCGATACCCTCTTTGGTGACTTTCCAAACTTCGTTCTGGAAGAAGATATGTTGCGAATGGGCATCGGCATCCGTGAAATCGATTTCCACATACGGAAGGTTGCTCAAGCTGTTCTCGCTCAGCTGTGACGTCTTGTAAATAACGTCCCGAAGGTTTTCGGGCATCTGGCGCTCTATCAAGAAATTCGTAGCAAAACCTTTTACATCCACAGGCTTTATGACCTTCACAATGCCGTGATGCTGCCGGACGAACACATATCCATCCTTGGTATTCTGGTTTTCGTACCTACCAAAACCCTGATGCTGCAGAAAATGATAGGCCCTGGTATTCTTGAAGTAGTATTTGATGCCGCCATCCGAATAGGATTCCTCCCAAAACTTCATGGGTACGGCCACCTCAATGAGTTTTTTGAATCGGTTATTAAAGCGAAGCTCCTCCCCTTCCTTGTAATACACTTCCACAAAGTCCTTAAAGTCCTTTCTGGGATTCCCGCGTTTGTCCCTGTATTGTAACAATTGCTTTGGTAACCAAAGTAAACGTATGTCCAGGAACTTTAAGCCCACCTTTACGGCCTGATTCATGCCCGTAGCATCCAAATCGGCAATGTAATAGATGGTCTGAACCATCGTCATGAGGAGCTTGTAATCCGCATAGTCCAAATGTTCGCTCTCGCTATTGAACCAAATGGGGAAGTAGCCAAAGGATTTCAGGTTGAGTCCGTCACTCCCTCCGGAGACGATAAAGCAGCTTTCCAAGCGAACGTCCGGCATCTTTTCCGTACTGGCATCCTTGCGCTGCCATTCATCCTCTATGCGTTCCTTGTTCTGCCTGAAGGCGGTTTTAATGGCATCCAGTCCGTGGATATATTTCTGGGGCTTATCGCCTGCATAGCGAAAACGGTATCCTTTGTCCAGGGAATTGGGCTGATAGATTTTCTGCCACTTTTCATGGTGAAAGGAGAAGATGGGATATTCCGGAGTCGATTTGGTAATCGTAACCCCGTCCTCCTTAATGTAGGTGTAGCTTGCGAGCAACTTTAGGTTAAAGGCAAAGCAATCCTTATCCGTCACTTTGGGGCCCAGCACCAACAGGTCCGAAGCCTCGAATTCCTTATACTCGAAAAAATAGGATCCCGGAATTTCGCCCTCTTGCCGGTCGCGCCTTTCGATGATGGGCTTGGAGAGCGCCGTAGCGGTAGGAGCACCGGAAACACTAAAACGGGCACCGAGTTCCGCACAGGCTTCACCAAAAGTAAGGCCCTCCTCCAGCATACAGACTTCCACCGCATTGCGTTCCTTTCCGTCCCCTCCAAAATCCGTCACATAGTACCAACCATTTTCTTTCTGACGGATACTGGCGGAAGCTGTTTTCTCATCCCCGCGGGCCTTGAATTTTCTGTGTTTTGTGGAAAGCGCATGCGGCGCTTCCGGATAATAAGTAGCTATGATATTGAGTCCGCCCTGTGTGGCGTCCATAAGATCCTCTATCTTGACGTAGCTCATTGACTAGGAGTTTTCAAGATTAGCCTTCAGTGAATCTGAAACCATTAATGACTGTTCCTGGTCTAGTTCCCATTTTGATTCCTCATCGGAAACAAACACTATTGCATCCTTGTAGATTTTTATACTGAGTTTTTCCCCGTCCTCGTTAATGCAATCAATGCACTGATACTCTTCAAAGGCTTTCATTGGTTGTTTTTATTAGTGTTTTCTATATGTGATTCCAGCGTTTCGTTCCAGAAATCCCTCAATTGGGCTTCCATCAAATGGATGAATTCAAAATTTAATGGACCGGGTTGGTTTGCATTTGCAATTAATGACCTGTGATAGGTGGAAAGTCCGGCTACAAATGCCTGCTTGGTCTCCCTAAACTGAAGCTCGCTGATATTGGCCTTATCGATGTTAACCAGTTTGCAATACTGGTCGAACATGGATTGCACGTTCCACAAATCACTTTGATTTAAGCCTGCCATTATTTCTCTAATTTTTCGCCAGTCCATGGATTATAGGAAATCGCTACTTTCATATAACTCTTCTTTTTTTGGAATTCACCGTTTTTGTTTTTCTTTCGGTACTCAAACTCCATGACATACTTTTTTTCTACTTTCCCATTACCAGGAAAGGTGAACATAGTTGGAAAGTTTCCCTCTGGGTCTCCTAACTTTTTCCTTATTTCTTCTACAATCTCATCCATTGCTCTTGTTCTTATAGTGTTTAAGTTCCTTTGTAGAAAGTATTAACTCCCTGATACTATTCACCATCCCCGCAAAGGCATAGCCACCTGCAGACCAAAGGGCCATGCGTATCAACATATCTATTATAGTTTCTGTCATAATCGTTTTATTTGATGCCCTGCCGGGGGGACAGGGCACTGATCAAATAGTTAGCCGGCGTGTGCTCCAGCATATCCAGGACTTTCCTAGATAAGGTTAAGGCGTTGGCCTATTATTGTTGATTCCTGCTTGGTCTGTACGCCAAGCTTGTTATACAATCGTTTTTTAAGTAGATGGAAAGAGCCAAGCGGTAGGTTCATTTCATTGGCTATGACATCATTGGTACTGTTTGTGGCCAGCAGCTGTACTAGGGTGACATCCTGATGGTCCAATACGTTCCCGTTGTAGGAAACCTGCTTGCAGAGTACACCTTCATGAGCGCACTTTCCACGTAGTGGGCATGGCCACCATTCACCCTGTTGGGCACCTTCCGTTGTGAGATCGGCCGTATAGTCCAATCCCCCAAAACGACATTTCACAAATTGCTCCAACCGCTTGAATTCGCTATTGGGAAACATGTCCAAAAGAAGCATTTTAACGTCCGGCTCCTTTTCGATTTCATCCCTAAGGATTTGCATATGTGCAAATGAAAGTTGTGTGAAATCGATGACCGTACCTGAAGTGATGGCCTTTAACTGTTCCCCATCCTGAAAGAACTCCACATCGTTGCTGAGAATCCCAGGCAATAAGTTGCTTTGCTTACCCAT